GTCTTATCAAGATTTAATTGTGCGTGTCCTGCTGAATACAATCCATACTTGTATGTAAAGTATCCTTCTTCTTCATTTAAAAAGTTCATACCTTCGATGCCGCGATCAAAACCCTGCGGAATACGATCCTTTGGAACGAACTCTTCCTTACGTTGTTTAGCAATATAAGTGCTGAAGAAAGAACTAATTGCAGGCAAGTAGACTGCGTAGTCCTTCTGTAGTGGTGTTAGGTTGACTGGTTTTTTCATAACTTTATTTAGGCCGCCTGTGCTGGAATGATATATTTGTAATTTGCCAATCCACTGTCAAGCGTGATCTGAATGGCCCCTTCGTTTGAAATACTCATCTTGGTGTTGTTAACATCAGCAATCTTAAGAATACTCAAGATACTTGCAACGGGCCAAGTCCAACCTCTGTCAAGTTTTCCTTCCACATCAGTAGCAAAAATAAATTCACCACCGTGTGTTGAAGCATCACCAAAGATAAATTTAAGATTACCATCCTCAGTCTTTGCTAGGAATGTTGGATGCTCTGCGTTAGCACCTGCTTGGAAACTGAATCTCTGAACTGCTGCTAGTGTAGGAACAACTTCTACGTCCCAGTTAACACCACGGAACTTAACGGTCTTCATCTTTTCATTGATGATTTCCTGATTCATAAAACGATAATCATTCTTAAAATCGCCGTCAGCATTTTCAAAGTGTATGCCTACCGGAATAGTCGCACCGTTCCTTTCAGCACTAGTAATGCTAATCTTTGCTTCTTTTTGATATTCACTACCATCTAGCAAATATTTTAGTTTTTGTAATTGTGGCATACCAAATGTGCCTAGCATATCTGGATATGGATTATGTGTGTCTGCCTCCATGATAACTGATCTGTCATCAGCCATTGAAAACATACCTGTTTTGCTTTCTTCGCCAGTAACTTTCACAGTAGTTAGGAATCCTAAGTTCTGTGTGTGACTAACAATGTCTTGTAAGATGTCTTTCATTGAATTCTCCTTGTTCTTACATTATATTTAGGTTTTGCATAAAATACAAGCATTTTTTTACTCAAAATCAAATAATTTGTTAAAGTTATTATCATTACGAGTCTTGCTAATATCCCATTCCAAAACACCAATTAGGTTATTGAGTTTTTCATCGATGACCGTATTCTCCATAGTTGCGTCATCGAATGGTAACTGCTTAAACCATTCCGGTAGCCTTAATTCATCTACCGGATACGCAACGGATGTGTATCCCATTGGATTATCCTTTACCCTACACACGATAACTTTAGCCCCGTCTGTAATGGTCATTGAATACTTGTCGCCGTTCATACGCTTTAGTGTATTCCAGTTAATACTTGCTCGAACGTGTCCGGGCATGTTTGCTTTTCCTGCTTTCTTTTCTTTGGCTTCGTATTCGGTGATCTTGTTTGCACGTTTGGGTGAACCCTTCTCCCAACCTGGTCGTGCCTTGAATTCCGTTCTAAATTCAGTTATATAATCTAATACACGCTCTCTTTCCTGTCCTTCCAATACTTGTTCAAGCACACGGCTAAGAAAGTCTTGGATAACCACAGGTGTGTCAGAACGCTTTAGATCCAAGCCCATAGCCTTGATCTTACCGCTCTTGCCTTCTGTGTCTGTTCTAAAACCTTCAATGTCATAATAAAGAACAGCATACCTTTTCTTTGTAATGAATAATCCTTTACTTGCAACAATCTCACGTGCAGCCGCAATTACTTCAGAACGCTTCTTGGGACAATGAAATGCTTTACTCATAAATTTTCCAAATGTTGCATTTGTTGTTTCACCGATCGTGTCATACAATTCTACAACACTATCTTTAGTCCAAGGTATCTTACCAGCATCTATGTCTTTCTTAAGAACACTATATGCGCTGAAGTAACAGGAGTCTGTATCACCATACACAATTGCCTTGCCCGTATGATCATATTCTCCTGTAACAATTTCGTTAATCTTTGCAGCCATGTGCTTAGTAATGCTTCTACCAGTTAGCGTAACTGACTGGCCAATCCTGTTGTCAAAGAACCTACAGCCTGGATTTAGAATAGCACCATACAAACTGTTAAGCAAAATCTTCTTAACCAACTGTCGCTTTGCCCAATATTCTTCCTCAATCTTGTTACCTGCATTCTGACTTTCTTTTTGCTTGGCCTGCATTTCCTTACGTTCTTTATACCAACGTGCGAGCAAGCCGGGTATTACTCCTTCTTTTTCGTAAGTGAAGATTGTGCCGTTAGCACTGAGCATCCAAGGTTGATTGCTTTCAAATATTAAATCATAAATCTGTGCTGAACTTAATTTATCGCTATCGCCATTTTCCCAGTCAATTGTAATTTCTCTACCTATTTCCTTATCCATAACTGAACTGTATTCAACACTTCCAAACATGCCTTCCCAAGCAGCCGCAAATGATTTTCCCTTGGCCATCTGCGATTCGATGTGTGCCTTGGTTCCATCCTGCCTTAATTGTCCAACAACTGTTTCCGGACCCATGTTCAATGCACGAATAACAGAAGGATACAGAGAATTTAAGTCAACTGATCCAATCCACTCATGTATGCCTTTCTTAGGATACGCAACATAAGCACCTGCCGCAGGTTCTGATCCTGGCTCACGCTTTACCCTGTTAGGAACAATCATTCCACGTCGATGTGCTTCGTTGATAATGCCCTGTTCAGTTACAGCAACGGCACCCATAGTGGTTGAAATCAACACTGTATTTTCATGCGCAATCGTATTTGCGAGATCGATGAACTTTAGTTTCTTGTCTAGTTTATCCAGCAGTGCTGTATCCTGCCTGTTATATTCAATAAACTTACGGAAGTCGTTGTTGTATAGTGCATCAAGGCTCCCTTCATATACAGTCTTGCGTTCTCCGACTTCAAGCTCACCAATTGCATCCAGCCTGTACGTATGTCTTTCCTCGTAGTTGTATTTTCTATACAGTTCCAAACTATCGATATGCACTCGACCAATTAGATCATAGGTCTGTGAAGTCTTGCCAAACTTTTCGTATTCTCTTTTCTTGGGATACTGATTCCACAAACAAAAACGCCTTGTGTCTTCCTTGCTTAATACTTTTGTTACGCGGTTAATCGTGTATGGAATATCATAACCCTCACTATTCCAACCACTCAGCACATCCGCATCCTGAATAAGATCTAAAAACGCATCAAGCATGTCCGCTTCGTTATCATAGAGTATGGTGTTGGGGATTCCTTCAATTGCCTTTTGTGCTTCAGCCATGCTCAGCGTCTTAGGAGGGATCGCCAAACAAATCAGTTCTTCCATCCACTGCAAATGCACCGCAATGGAAGTGATTGGCATGAATGCGTCTTCCGGCGATGCGTATCCACGCTCTGGATCGAAATCAACCTCGATATCGAAAAACGCAACGTTCAGTTTTGGTGCGTCAATGTTTAGATAGTTGTCCTCAAGACAACGATAGATCGGATTGATATCGCTTTCGTATAGTTTCTTGTTGGAGTGTATCGCAAGTTCCTTGCGCAGTTCCTTGATGTTCTTTGCTGTTACACGCTGTAGTGTTTCGCCATATATTGACGTGTGCTTGCCCTTGGGGTCCTTGTAATAGAATATGTGTCGGGGTTGATACTCTGTAAAACTTCTCTTACCGTTCTTTCTTTCGACAATTCGAATAATGTCTTCATTTCGGTCATAGAACGCATCTACGTAACTCATCTTTTCTCCTTACATGCCATTTTGGGCTGGCAAATACCAAACAGTCCTTTAGTGGCGGACAAAACCTTCTTCACTATTATATATCCTTGCAAATCATCATGCAAGATAAAACAGGCTAATACCAATAATGCCCACTGCGCTTAGAACCGCATTCGTGACTATCAGTGCGGGTTCCTTCCACATGAACGAAACAATCAACCAAACTATACCACCCGCGGCAAGCAGTGCTGGTCCCAGCGGATACAGATTAGGGAATGTTGCATTAACAAATGTTCCTATAATTAGGATAACGGTCGCTGCCCATTTGAGTATTGAATCAATTTTCATTTATTTTTTCTTCCACTGTAGCCACAGTTGTATCAGTTTCATTCGATCCTTGAATGCTTTCTTCATCTTGTGTCTCACCAGATGCTTGAATTCCTTCTTCTGTGTTTTGGCTATCTTCTGTTCCGTTGTCGTTGTCTTCATCTTCTATAACCTCTGTTGGTTTTAACATTGGAATTCCGGTTCTATCAAACCATCTACCATCGTCAGTGACGAAGCAGTGTGATTTGAAATTGTTTCCGTCTATTCCCTTTAGGATAAGTTGCTTCTTGTGTATCTTGCCTTTGTAATTTGTATAATCCGCTTGTATTAATCTTAAATGTCCACCACTTGCAGGCGATCCGTAAATTCTATCTGCTGGTTCTCCATTAGGTCCTATATTGTTTGAGACTATTATTATGTTACTATTTTCCATTCCTCTTGTCAATTTCTTCCTTAATGTGCTTAAGGTTTTCTGGAACTTCCCAACCAAATACTGATGCTAGGTTAACACCGCTGTTTTCGTAAGCAAGTGTTTTTGCACCTCGTTTCATACCAAACCCATAACCACCCTTTGTCTTGGAATGAATTTTTGGATCATAATGAGATTCATTCTTATAGTTCTGCATTGATTTTTTCTTTCTTTGTTTCGACATTGTGTATACTATAACACACTGTTATCTGTTTGTCAAGTGTTTTACCACCAATTTGAAGCAATACCAAACCCAAATATGTTAACCAAACTAAAATAGAATGTAAGCATCATTACCCATGCTGCTCCTCTCCTAAATGCTGCGTAGCATTGTGTAATGCTACCTATAAAGAATCCAGGATAAACATAGAGCATGTTTGGATCTTTGGCATTAATTGCCAGTGTTAGGCTTGCACCTACTGTGAATATAAAACTCACGAGTTCAAAAGAAAACGCAGTTTTATCACTGTGGTAACTGTTTAGCCAGAAGGCCTTTATCTGTTTCAAAATGATCATTTGCCTTTACTGTTGATTTTGATCGTCTGGTAGATTCTTGGTAATACCTAAGATACCTTCGATATCTGCCCATTCTTCTTCGTGCTTTGCCCAATCACCCTTATGTGCAATCTTAATTGCTTTGTTAATTGTGCTAGGCTTTAATTGAAGTTCTTCAGCCACTGCTTTTACAGTATCCTTAAGTCCTTCGTTTAAATCTTCAACTTCACGCAGAACGTTAGAACCTTCCTTAATTAGGCGTTCTAGTTTTGCTTTTTCTTCTGGGCCGTAATGTCTTGACATTTATTTCTCCTGTTATTTTGTTATTATATATGTTTTTGTTGTATTTGTCAAATATAATATTTCCAATTATTTTTTTCAATTAGGGATAATATTAAATTTTTTTCTTTATCAAAATTATGTTTACCTTTGTTTCTTATTTCGTAAAACGTTTTTGTTTCTTTAAAATCAAATCCAAAAATATTTACATC